ATCATTGTAACTGGTGGCTTTTTCCTGATTATTGCAATGTATGCAGCACTTTGCTGGATTATGGGGGTATAAATGACTGAACAAATGAAACAGGCCATCTTTGAAATGATGAAGGCAACTCCAGCAGACTCATTGAAATATGATTTGGATACAGTCAGAGATGTTCTGTATACTCTTTTGAAGACTGTCATCAATGAAATCAGAGCATATGACAACAGTGATGAAGACAATGAAGCAAAGATTGAAGGACTATTCCAGAAGAAAGACATGATTGAACAAAGTATTGGTGTTCTGAATGGAATCATTGTGACACTGGCAAAGGGGCAGAATCAATGACAACTATATTAATTTGTAGAACACCGCATTTCACTTTCCCCTGGTCAGGAATCTTGCAAACTGATTTGAATGGTAAGAAAGTGTGTATTCCAGTGGACTGTCAAGAAGAGTTTGAATGGCCTGTGTTCCATGTATCCACAAAAGAACAGCAGAAAACAATTAAATATCTTCGTAGGTGGGCATTTGAACAACTTGACTCGATTTATTGGGATGAAAATGGAACAGCATTGGAAGAAATAGTGCAACACACAGGAAATAATGAAGATTTACGAATGGGTGTCAAAAGACTGCTTAAGCCAATCCATAAACATATACCATTCATCATATTTCAGCACTTTGGAGAGAACTAATGACCACACAAATCATTTACATATTGATTGTGGTTTTGAATCCATTCACTGATGCAGAAACCAAAGTGTTTCATTCATTTGCAGCTGCAGTGAGATATGCACTCCAGTTGTTTGATCAATCTGAACTGTCATGGCAACAGTTCCAAGATTGGTTGATTGAAAACAGACCATTCACACAAGTACAAATCCAACAGTTCACAATGGAGATATGATGAACACACCAGAGACAATACAGAAATACATGGCAGAACTTGATTGGAGTGTCATTGATCTAGCACGTAAAACATTGATTCATCATTTACTATTGGAAAAATACTTCGATGGAAAGGAACCATTGACACAAAACCAAGTGATGAACATCATCAACAAAATTACGCTGCACTATCCACCAGAGCAGCACTGGAACATTTACCATGAAATCATTGTGCAACCAGAAATGAAAGGAGAGAACAAATGAAACTATCAAAAAACTTCTGTTGGGAGACCTTCCGTAGAGCAGCAATGAACAGAGAATCTAGTTTCTACACAGATGGTTGGATGTATGACATCATTTACGTTGCTGATGGATACATGATGGCTAACAAAAGGCGACCAGACATACCACATACGACATACGACATATCAAATATGGCTGATGGAACACCATTGATCATTGAAGATGGAGAATATAAACCACTACACCAGAGAGGAGAGAACAAATGAAAAATATCAGAGAATACATCAAAGAGCATGGAAGAGTGGCAGCGCGCCTGAAGTTTGGTGACAGAATTGATGACATGCCAATCAAGATTGCAGGTTGCAAAGTGGGTGTGTTGTCACGCTACCACCATGACCAGTATGGATGCTGGGTTTGGCAAGCTTCAGTGGAATACAATCATCAAGAATACATCTTCATTGACTTTGAGAGTCAGCAGAACTGTTTGGATTGGGCAAAGAGAAAAGTGGAAGCACTCATGAATCCAATGTTTGGCATGATGCTGAGACAGGAGATTGCATCCAGTCCTTTGACAGTGGAACAGATTGCCACTGTTGCAAACTGCTCCAGATATGTGATTTTTAAGTGGATGCGCAGTGAATCATGGCCACCAATCCACACAGCAAAACGCATTGCCGCTGCAATCTCACCAATGGGATATGCTCCAATGTTTGATGTCTGGTGTGAACAGATTGAACTGGAGCAGTGATGAACTGGATACTACATAGCCAAGGAACATTCCACGCGGATCCAGTTGCATTGGGCCGGCCTAGAATGTCAAGATGGGGTGCATACACTCCAAAGAAATCAGTTGAATACCAAAGGGAGATGCTGCAGGGTATTGAGATTGACCATGAACCAATCACTGGTCCAATCAAAGTCAGCATGTCATTCTGCCACAAGAGACCTGGAAGATTGAACCGGAAAAAGGACACAGTTGCAAGAATCCCAAAGGTCACCAAACCAGACATTGACAATATGATCAAGATGGTTCTAGATGTGCTGACTAAAGCTGGCGCATGGAATGATGACAATCAAGTGGTTTGTGTGACTGCAGAAGACTGGTATTGCAGCAAATCAGAGGAACCACACACACAATGGAGGATATACACACTATGAACACAAGAACAACCTGGACACTGAGTACTTTCATCAGTTTAACTGATACCAGAGCAACCCAACACAAGATGACATTTGCACAGTTGTGCAAGGGATTCACAACACAGAATGGAGACATGCTAATCAAGGAGAAGAAATCATTGCCTTTGTGGAGTCCAACCACCTTCACAAATAACCGCAGAAGTGGTGGAACAGCAGACAAGATACATTTCTTGGTGTATGACATTGATGATGGATTCACACCCTTTGACACTTGGAGATTGTTCCATGAATACAATGTGATTGCGCACACCAGCTTCAGCCATAAACCAAACCACCACAAATACAGAATCATCTTGCCTTTGTTGCATCCAGTGCCAGCACATGATTGGAATCGTGCCAGTGTTGCTGCAAAAGGTCTTTGGGATGTCATTGTTGGTGCAGGAGAGCCAGACCCATCAGCACTGAATGACAGAGCCAGAGCATATTTCAGATATGGTGTACCGGTTCCACCTTCAGCAGAGATGACTTCACAACACCCATTGTTCCCACCAAACTATCATCAGACTGCATGGAATGTTGGAAGACCATTCAACTTGGAGTATGAACACATTGTGATCAAGCATCCAGTAAAGAAGAAATATGTGCCAAAGGTGTACAACAATGGCAAAGCAGCCATCTCAGAAGTCATGATGGATCCAAGCTTTAGACTTGCATTTGCGAACAAGACCGCTGCAACCATTCAAGGCAATGAAGCCAGGTATATTCATTGTCCACAATGTGGCAGAAATAGTGTACACTTCAGTCTTGACCCTAGCATCCCAACTTCATACAAATGGCCAACCTGCAATCATTCCAATTCATGTGGATGGTATGGCAGATTTGAACAACTCATATGATACCGACCAGTAACAAAACAACCAACCAACCACCACCAAATGAACAATGACCCCGATAGGGAACACACACCAACCACAAAAGAGACATAAAATGACATTGGAACACATGACACAGAAACAAAAGACAGCACTTCTGATTGAACTGGCACAGGAGGCAACTGGGCTAGTTGTAGAGGACAAAGGCAACCCACCTGAAGCAGACATTGACACATGGGATATGCTACGCAAATCAACCAAAAGAGGGACAAACATTATGATACCAGTCAACTGTAGATGGAACACGGCTAGCATACTTCGCAGTGATCCACGGTATTCATCACTTTGCTACAATGAACACAGTGATCAAATCTTGCTAGATGGTGAGATGGTCAGTGATGTAACATTGGAACGCATTGCATTGAACTTTGAAGAACACTACCGATACAAAGTCACAGACAAAGCATTGCGCGCTTCAGTCATCATGGTAGCCCAGGAAAGAACGATTGAACCAATCAAAGACTGGCTGCAGAAGTTACCGGAGTGGGATGGAGAGATGCGAATCAATGTATTCTTTGAAGACATCTTGAATGCCAAGACACCTGATGGAACTGCAGAACTGGTATCTGAGATGTCTTGCAAATGGTTCATTTCATGTGTTGCCAGAGTGATGCAACCAGGATGCAAGATGGATTCATGTTTGGTCTTGGTTGGTCCAAAAGGGATGCGCAAATCAACTGCACTGAAACTGTTAGCCGGTGAAGAGTGGTTCAGTGATTCCAATATAAACATCAGTCATAAAGATTCATATGAACTGTTGCACCAAACTGGTGTTTGGATTTGGGAGTTGGCAGAAATGCATGCACTTCAAGGAAAGACAGCTGCGAACGCAAAACAGTTTCTAACCCAAGCCAGTGACAGATACAGACCAGCATATGCCAAGATGCCAGTTCAGAGACAGAGAAGAACAGTATTCACAGCATCTACAAATGATTATCAGTTTCTGTCTGATGGTCCTGAACGTAGATTTTGGATTGTGGAGATCACAGACAAGATTGATACTGAATACATTGTGAACAATAGAAATCAGTTATGGGCTGAAGCATTGCATTGGTACAATGA